CAGCAAAACTAATAGGCAATGTAATAGTAACATTCTCACCGTTAGATGTTACATATCCCCACTGCAGAATTAGCCCGTTGCTAAATTTAACATAGCCGTTCTGCTCCAGCAGGGCTGCGACAATGTACGCCCCATCATCTTTTAATAACGCTAAATCGTTATCTGCGATGATGTCTTTAAATTGATTGTATAGTGCTTCTGATGGGAAGACGTGTATCTTCCCGAGATTTGTTGTTGACTGAGCCATTTTTTACCTCCTGTCATAACCAAAAACTGGGATAATCAATGCAAGCACTGTAAATATCCAATTACCGCCGCTTGCAATAAATCCCAATGGCGCAACTGTAACTGATAATATGGTTGAGTACAGTAATCGTTGCGGATTATATCTGTTTAAAATAATTAGTATTGTCGGTAGTGCCACACAAGTACGTATAGTGCCATAAATCAAGAACATATCTGTAATACCCAAATTTGTCATTATCATTACGGCAGATGCTACAATAAGCAATGCTATCATAGATAATCTGCCAATGCTGATTGACTGCTTCATATCAGCATAAACAATAGATGAGAAGGCGCATAGATTACTGTCAAGTGTCGAAATCAGGGCACATAATACGCATATAGCAAGAATGACTTTCAATGGAAATGACTGAAAAGCCGTCGCAATCGTCCATTCTGTACCGCCAACACTACAAAAACCAATTAAACCAAAAACGGCAGGAATGATGCCAAACATCAACGCACTGCCGATAAAAGTCGATTTTATTTTGTCTTTGTCTATACTGAATACTCTTTGCCAAAAAGTCTGGTCAACGTAAGGTGCAGACAACAAACCGATAATAGTAGGTATACCAAACGCACCCAACAGCTCCATAAACGGAACAGGTTTTCTTCCTGCAAGGTTAATATAACCGCCGTCAACCAACACTGCTATAAGCAACACCAGCCCGCCGAAAAGCATGAGAAAATACTTGTTATAGTCTGCTAGTATACTGCCCTTTAAGCCGTCACGCCACACCATAGCCAACGCCATAACTGATACAGTAAGTGCTGACAGCCATTTCGGTATATCACCCCACGCCACAAACAGCGTATGCAGTCCCATAAGTTGGACGCACGTAGAGCAAATCAGTATAGTACATGATACTGCAAGGTGTAACCTCTGTTGCCCTTTTCCTGCACCCTTAATAGCATCAGTAAGTGTAAATCCATCTGTCTTACATCTTACCACCGATGCAAAATATGCAAACAGCATAAGCGTAAGGATGTTAGGGATAAGGAACAGCAGGAATCCACCTAAGCCACTGTAATATGCTTTCTCACTACTTACGAATATTGCAGGAGTCCATATCCACGTAGCAGCTATGGATGCCATATAAAACATACTTTTTGCGTTTTTCCATAACAGGAAATCACACATCTAACCGCACCCTCTCTCTCCAATAGTTGCTTAGACGCAGCGACGGCACTTTCAGCTTATATTTGCGGAATTCTTCGTCGCCGTTCTGAGTATAAATCCAATCTTTAAATGCCTGTTTATACTCATAGTCTTTTACGTATGCGCAGTTTTCCTCGTAGTGTGACATTGCATATTGCTGGAATTTTTCCGTGTCAAAGAAATGTACTACGTTCTTTCCCTCGCCATACTGCACCATACCACACATATACAGTCTGTAGATAACAAGCAGATATTTGTAGATGAAGTTGACTGCCCACAGAAACTCAGCTACTGTGCAATTCTCAGGCGTTTTCTCCAGCCATGTAATAACATCGCCATACGTTGCTATGCAAGCCTGCGTGAAGTTGCCTTTAAACTCACCTATGCAAATCTTATGCAACAGGTCAATCTTCACTGCATCAGCCATAGTTGTATTACGTTCTTTGTACGTAAGCTCCATGTTCACCATTGTTCCCATAGTCTGGTCGCCAATCTCACCTGTCACAAGCAAAATGTTCTTATCTTTTGCAAGCTCTGCAAACGAATTCTTCAGTGATGGATAAAAACTTACATCCTTGAATTCGTGATGCAGTATCTGCTTATACAGCCGCATATACTCCATGACTGCGCATTGGTCACTTACTACTGTTAGCGGAATGCCTCTTTTAACCAGCGCATAGAACACAAGCGTGCTGTCAATACCGCCACTCAACAGCAGATATACATCCCTGCCGTTGATGTTCTTTACAACATTGTCGGTCGCATCTTCGATAGCATCTTCCAATGTTACCAGTTTTTTGTCCGGTACAAGGGAAATCATCTTGCCCCCAATATTCAATGGGTCTGTCAGTCTGTTATATCCCTGATACGTAGAATGGTGTACCAACGTCTGTGTGACAAGATATTTCTGATTATCCTTGTCTTTTGGCGGTTTTAAGATTATTTTGTGAAACACTTCATCGTAATTCATTGCTCAACCTCGCTGAATTCAATACACTTCAATTCATCGATAGTCTTTGCTTTGTTGATAACGTCAAGCCATTTTTCGTAATAGCCAATCAGTCTATCGTTTGTATCTGCAATCTTGTTATGACGTTCCATGATACGCTCAGCCATAGTCTGTACATCGACACATTCAGCCTTTGCAAGTTCCTGCAACAGTCTGCCCCTTTTGTTATCGTTGATATACGCAAGAGCTTGTTTTTCCATTGCAAGAAATGTTCTCTGCCCTACTGTTACTCTGTACATAAACGCATCCAGCAGTGTGTTTGCCACAAGATTGTTAAGCTCATTCAGTTTGATTTCCTTTTCCTCAGCGAAAGTGTTTTGATTGTTGAGCCGTTTTTCGGCAATTCTATACCACTCTTCCTGCGGAACGATTGTATAGCTGCCATCATCGTTAAGGTCAACGTCATCGCCTACTTTTGCGTCTGTGTCGGTCACATCGACAAACATCATTGCAGGAGAATGAGCTAATCTCCATTCCTCAAACGTCATATCTGTGTCATATACTGCCCTTACTCTGCCATACATGACATGAGCTATTTTTGCCATACATACCCTCCTAAATCGTCACATCTGCTTTATGGGTGTTGATTTCATCAGACCATGCTATAACTGCATCTTTTATCCATCTGCCATACAGTGTATAGCTCTTGCCAGCAGTCACACCAACGTATTTAGTGAAACTGCCATTACCATATTGGATTACAGTATTGCCAGATTGCTCTGTTTTGCCACTCGTGCCTACATACGCAGAGTCTGTTGATTCATCACTCCAACCATCGAAGCCTGTACCTGTTATCTTGATGATTTTTACAACTGCAGGAATTGTAAGCGTATAAGATTTTTTTCCGAAATTACTGCTATAGTAATTCCATACACCAACGCTTACACTGCCAGCCGCCACATGCTGTTCTAATTTGACATCATACGTAGCATCTTTAGTATATGTGACATCTACATCAGTGTAGTAAATGTCACTGTACTTTACTCTGTACGTTGTGCTAGTCCCCATGTCATCCGTCAACGTAATTTGTCCGTTGGCGTTTGTCATATGATTGCTGCCATTGATTTCTACCTGTTTACTTTCCAGCACCGAGCCATCAGGCATCTTTACAGTCAGGACAATGCTAACAGCTCTGTAAATCAGCGGTCTGTATGCCACATCTGTTTTTACAGGTCTGTAAGCATCACCATTAATATAAATTTTGTACTGCATAACACACCTCAGGAATATACAACAAGCTTAGTTTTAGCACTGTCAAGGTCGACTTCTTTCCATGTGCCGTCAGCGCACAGATATCTGATGCTGCTTCCGGCAACAGGTGCGGGCACAAGGCCAGAGGCACCGTCAACGGTAGCTGATGCACCGGACATTGCCACGATAGCCGCCCAGCTTCCGTCGCTGCGCAAATAACGCGTGCTGTTGCCTGCAGCGGGAGCAGGGACAAGACCGCTTGCACCTGCAGCCCCGGCCGAAGCACCGGTCATCTCGTTAACAAAGGCCCACGTTCCGTCGGCCTGCAAAAAGCGGTTTTTCGTAACGCCGCGGCCCGGAGCCGGGACAAGACCGTGGACGCCGCCCTGCGCAGGGGATGCACCGGTCATATCTTTAAGGTCCGCCACGGCAGATGCTACATAACTATTGACGTAAGTTATTGTTGCAATAGCCGATGTGTTAACGTACGCGGTAACGTTGGCAGCGTTGCTAAACGATAACGCTACGCCGATTTCCTGGCTGATTACTGCGGATGTACCCTTTGGCGGGATGTAGTCCGGGTTTGAGTCCTGCGCTACTGCGTACAGTATCTCGCCATCATCCGGATCGCGGGCATACACGCCAAATTCGCGCAGATAATAGCCGCTGGTTACATTACTGTTATCTGTCACGGCTGCAATCACGCAGGCGCTGTTGTTTTCCGAGTAGTTGATGCTTGCAATAGGCAGCGTCTGCACAGGCGCAATCAGCGCTGTCAGGTCCTCAAGGTTCTGCCCGCTGCTGAGCGTACCGCTGCCAATCTTGCATTGTGTAAGCTGCATACGACTGCCGGCATCGACCTTGGCCTGCAGCTTAAGGCCCTGCTTGGTCAATACCGGTTTACCCCAATTTGACATTAGCGTACCTCCGTTTATTCAAATTCGATTTCGCTTCCGATATATACCGTCACCCCGTCGGACAAGTTGCTTGTCTCATAGTAGGGGATTTCCTTGACGTGTATATTGTCTCTGAGGCGTTTGTTTTTTGTTTCCAGATAGCTGTCCTCAAAAGCCTTTGATACAGCCTCATAAGTGCCGTGGTATTCTTCCTCCGGCACATAATCACTGACCTTTTTTATCCCGCAGCCTATATAGCCGCGGATTTCTTTCGCGCTTTCAAGGCGTCCGAAAAGGCCGGCTTTATGGACAATCAGGCCTTTTAATTCGCCGTCACGCATATCAGGTCACCCCTTTAGCCAGGATAAAATCGGAGGGCGGGATTACCGTATACACGTCCGTATCTGACAACGTCACTTGCACATCGTAACAGTATTGGCCGCAGGCAAGGCCGGCTGTATCGGCCGGAGTAAAATCAAACTGTTTTTCCTTTGCCTCCAGCTGCAGCACGGCAGCCGGACTGTCAATATCCTGCTTGACCGTCAGCACAGCCCTGTCAGCCTCAGTCAGCACAACAGGCTTATTCTGGGCATCGTACAGCTTGAGCTTCAGCGTGGCACTGTCGCCGCGCGTCAGCGTTATCCTGTTTTTGTGCAGGCCGTCATATTCTATGCACAACATATCCGCTCACCTCCCTCATATCCTGAAAAATAACTTTTTATGCTGGCAGAGCACGCCAGCCGTATAAATCTTGCCCTCCGGACGGTAATAAAAAGTCATGCTGTCAAGCCAGCTCCGGATGTTCTTGGCGCTGTTGATAGCTTTGACCATATCAGCCATAACCGCTTCGTCCGGGATGGACTCCTGCACCATGCGCACTTTGAAATGATACGGCTTGCCGCCATATTCATACCATTCCAGCACCTCCACGGTATCAAAGGCTGCTGAGCAGACTTCTTCAACCGCTGCGGGAGTGCCTTTGTAACGGTGGCGGGCAATAGCTTTGCGTACAAGCTCCCGCTTTTTTGCGATGTCGGCCGAAACGTCATAAAAATCCACGTGATATTGCCACGCCAGCTCATCGACGATTTCTTCCGGCAGCTTTTTGAGACGCGGCAAGATTAAGACAAGCTCAGCCTGCTCACCTAGCTGCGCCAGCCTGCCGGAGATGGCCTGCACGATGTCCTTTACCGTTGCATCGCCGCTGATGGAGCTTGGCAGGATGCGCTGCAGGGCATTATCCTTAAGCTCAAGCATCCTCTATCCCTCCCAGCGTCACAGTCTTTGTGCCGCAGACAGCCACCTGTGTATCAGTTGTCGCGGTAAACACCGGAGCAGTCACAGCCACGCGTTTTGCGCCTGTAGCCATTACTCTCACGATAAGCTCAGACGGATTGATGTCACGGCCCAGCTTTGACTTCTGCCACAGGACATAATCGTCAACGGCCGCATTGACGGCGTTTTGGATAGCTGTCGCCTGTGCCTTGTTGTCGCTGGCGATATAATATGTCAAGCTGAGGTTATAGGTTACCTGTTCAGGAGCCAGTACACTGATGTTATCAGTCAGCGGCCTTACCTTTTTATCGTCAAGCGTAGTCTTGACCTGCTGCAGCATCTCATCGCCGGGCAGCTCACCGCCCGCCAGCAACGGCCTTACCTCCACCTTGCCCGCTTCCGGCGACCATACCGTAACGTCAGCAATCTTTGTTGACGCCCTTTTGGCATGGTAGATATAAGCGCCTTCAGGCCCTGCCGTACTAAAGTTTTCCGGGGCGCGGCGGATATCCTCACGGTAGCTGTCGTCTGACTGGACCTCAGCGCCACCCTCAGACGTGGTGATGTTTGCCACGCTATCCACATACGGCACCGGGTCAACCAACGTCTTGAGCTGGCCAGCTACATAGCCGTTACCCAGCTCGCCTTTTGTCAGGCAGGTTGCGCTGCCGTCAGCACTGGTTGCGCCCGCATCAATAACCAGCGGGGCATCTAATGCAAAAAACACATTATCGCCTGCAGTAAAACGTGTGCCTGCAGGGATGATTGTTGCTGTCTGCAGCTTGGCGGACAGCTTAATGCGCATTGTAGTCACAGCAGCTTTTGCCGGGATGCGCTCAACACCTACAAGCGCGCCCAGATGGTCCAGGTTATCACCGGTGGCGTATCTGAGCAGGTTCTGCTTGCCGGTCTCATTGATTTTATTGAGCAGCAGCACGATGAGCGCCGCTATCGTCAGCAGAAACAGCCTTACCGGGTCGCCTTTGGCCAGCGTCCTGCCGGTAATAGCCTCGTATCTGCCAATTACATAGCTCTCAACCTCATCGGCATCAGCATCAACAAACACGATGTCTGCCAGGTTATCTAATTTACTCATTGTCATCTTTTATCCTCACCTGCACTTTCGGAACCAGCACACCATCTTCCGTGCCGGTAAAACTGATTGATGTTATCTCCACACGCGGCTCATATTTTTTTATGGCCGTAATCATTTCAGACTGCAGCTTTGCCTGCGCTACATTGATTGGCAGGTCAAGCATATCGGCGTTAATGCCAAAATCGCGGTCAAGCGGCACAGAATATTTTGTAGTGGTAATTATTGTACGCAGATTTTGCAGGATTTCCGCAACTTCTGATGCTGGTGCAAAATCAATACCTTGCATTGGCTGAGCTAAAACATCATAAATCATAATACTTTCAGCCCTCCTGTGTATTCTTTCAGCGTTACGCTTACTTTAGCACTCATAATGCTGCCAAACTTGCCCCAGAAGGAAACGCTTTCATCCAAGCTTTCGATAACCCACATGTTATCAGTAATCAACTTACCACCGATAACCAAGGGAAAATATTGGCCTGTATCACTAAGCTTTCGCAGTTTTTCAAGCTCCTTAGCCGGGTTTATGCCATGATCAGCACGCAGATGCATAGAAAAGCTAATCTTCTCTACATCCGGACCGATAAACTCAAGCACCGGCTTATCGCCAATAATATCATGCTGCGCCCAGCGCCCTGCGCTACCACGCCCATAATCATCGAATGTACGGATAAAGCGGCTGGACACTATAAATGGTATATCAGCCATGAATCCTACAAGCATACTATCAACCTCCAATCATTACATTACTGCTACCCGCCGCCACACTCCCACCACAGCTTACGCTGTCCCCTATTCTGCCAGCAGCCTTGCCGTTGATATAAACACTGGCGCTCCCGCTGGATATTACTCCACTGTGCGTCGGGTGTGCCATGCAGCCATGAGGCGCATAGCTGTCACCCACACGGCCAGCGCCTTTGCCATTAATGATAACATCAGTGCTTGCTGTAACAAGCGCTGTAGGTGCGCAGGCATCGTGGCCGGTGTCATTGTCGCCTAAGCGTGTTGCTTTTGGCATGTTAATCACCTCCTTTTACCTGTTTTTGGGTATAGAAAAAGCCGCTTACTCATGTAAGCGGCTTGCGATAGCCAATGATAGTATTAACTTCTTTCAATAATATTTTTTATTCCAAATGCAATAGCATTTCCTACAATTATAAAAGCTAAGAAAATTATTATCCAATCTGCAACCGAATACTTTAAGACCAAGTATTCAGTAGCCAAACTGCAAACAATAACCGCAATATCAATAACATTAAACCAATATATATAGGGTAAACGTTTTCGTATTCTTGAAATAGGATTGCATACCTTATCACACGAACCGTTTACACAATCTCCATCATGCAAATCCGTGCAAGTGGTGTAAATATTTCTGCCAATAATCCTTGTGATCATATATATCAAAGCAGTTACAACATTAAAAAGTATTAGTCCAATAAAAGCAGTACAAGCAAAAAACTTATACATAGAAATGCTATTTATATTAGTCAAAGCTCCACCTAAAGCAGCAAAGCTACCTAATCCAGCCAACATAATCGCTGCAAAAATACCTAATATTGTTATATACTCTGATTTTGATGACGACAATTCTTGCTTTAATTCAGACATACTTTTATCAATATCTTCGCGTTTTTTATTAAGCTGCTCATAATCATCCTTAATTTTACTAAATTCATTTCTTGCAGATTCACTCTTCCAATAAACAGTCTCAAAATATGCAAGTCTACTAAGCTCCAAATTGCAATGATCTATAAATTTGAAAAGTTTTCTTTTTATCATAGAATACTGTTCTTCGATAATTATTTCATCTTTTAGTATTCTTAAATTTTCATTTATAGGCTCTTTTTCTTGTAGCTTTTCGCCTTTGATTTCAGGTCTATGAGCTTGAAGATATGCAGAAATATTGAAATAAGAATGTCTAAAGTTGCTGTTTTCATACAAACACTTAATATTCACATCTAAATATTCTTGTATCTGTTCCTTAGTTCTAAAATCTGCATTTAAAAATTCTAAAAAAGCAGTTATTTTGTCCTGAGAACTATCAGTTTTTGGTTTTTCTGTCGAAGCACTTCTTTCTGTTGTACTATTTAATTGCGGATTAGAGAATATGTTCCGCATGTTTGGTGTAGTGGATTCTATTGTTTTACTAGATTCATCTATTTCCATTCTGAAGCTCCATAAAATACTTTTCTATCTCATCTTTTTTTATAATAGATCTATCAAATCTATGTCTATACCATGGACCGTCTTCTTCATGAGACAAATCAACTAAAATACTATCGCGATATTGTTTTAATCTATCGATAACATAATCAATAATTTTAACATCATCGTCATCAATAACGTCAATGTTATATTTTATTCTTATCGGGTTACCAATATATCCATTATATTCAAAATAAACCTTTGGTATAACAGGACCATATTGCCAAGCATAAAAATCTTCTCGAATTAGTGCTCTACCTCCAATTACATAAGACATCCCTTGAATAAAGTACAGAAGTTTTTGCAAGCGCAAATTAGTAACAGGTGCACCTTCTTCAAAGCACTTATTGATAATGTACATAGCTATAGTTAAAGCATCATACATAGCGCTCACTCCTTCCATTCTTTATTCTTAAGTATAACATTTGAGCTATGGCAAAAAGAGAACCATACATTTGTTCGTGTATGTTCTTCATTTTATGTAGTACGATTATATCATTCTATTCGACACTTGTACAGTTTTTTCCTCTATATTACTGAAAAGTTCCCTTTTTAATTTACTGTTCTTTTATTTCGTAAACTTATTTTTGTTTAATTTATTTCCACTGTCGCCCCCTTTAGCACCAATTTCCCCGTAGCATTTATCTCAATATTTCCGTTTTGATACCGAATAAAACTTCCATCGGCAAACGTAATGCTGCGCGCGTTCGCATCACTCTCCACCGGAGCATCCTGCGTGCTATAAAAAGCTCCTATAACAAAGCCTTTGCTAATGCCACTGCCACTTGAATTCGGTTGGAAGATACACAGCACCTGGGTACCAACCTCAGGCAGCCAATAGGCTTTCGTCTGCTTGCTGCCTATAGTTATAATCGGCAGTTCAGCACTCACCATATTGTCCTTATCCTCAAATGCCACGCGAGCGCTGCACGATGCGCCATTGACTGCCGATACTGTACCAATGCGAATCAGGTTTTTTATCTGGTTAATATCCATCTAAACATCTCCTCACATCAATACTCGTTGTGTAGCCACTGCTAATATCATGCTGTGCCTTAGTAATAATATACTTGCCATCGAAAGCACCAAAACCGCTAAGCTGGATATTCACAGCAGCCGCCACTTCCGGATTACCTAAAAAGCTGAGGCTTCCGGTAACCTCATCGCTGTTCTTTTCCCGCAGCTTCTTCTTTGCAAGACGCTCTGCATCCGCAATACTGGCGACCTGCTCATTGACTTCCAGTGTTTTGCCTATCTTTTTATCAGGAGCAGTAAATGTCGCCTCAATTTTTTGCTTAGTGCTGCTGTCCTGGTACTTAACGTGGCAGGACTTATACACATCGCGCACTTTGCTGCGCAAGCTGTAGCTTTTCAGCATATCCAGCACTTTGAGGCTTCCGGCAGAATAACTAGCCTTGGGCTTCGGCACCAGCGCCACAGCCTCAGCTGCCTCATAATCCGCCTCATCAAAAATTACCACTTGCTTATCGCAGATTTTGAGCGCCAAGCCATGGTCAGCACAAAGCTTATATAAAAAGGACAGGTCAGACTGTTCCGTCTGCTCTGCCCTATCTATAACCGGATTATATTCTTTAACATCGTAATACAGCGTCAAGCCCGCCTCCGTTGCAATATCATTAGCAATACGCTTCAGCTCGGCCTTCTCCCAGCTACGTGTACGCTCGGCGCCACGCAGATTGTTGTTATCCGGCACGCTCACCGCCTTGATTTGTACTTCGCTCGGCATTCCGCTGCTGGTGATTTCATCAATTTCAAACAAGCCAAAACGTACAACCTTCTCACCGATGCTCTGCCAGTTAATCAGCTTTACGCTAACGTCCAGCGTCGCGCCCTTTTCCGGCATCCATGCTGATTGCCACAGGCCAGCTTTATCTTCCAGCGTAAGCTGCAGGTCATCTGCCTCGCCGGACATGTTATCAGTGTAGCTTACATTCTTCAGATATTGCTGCAGGTCTGCGCTGATATCCTTGTCATTATATTTAATGATTACCAGGCATCGCATTGCATTCATCTTAAACATTTTAACGCCTCCATGGTGGCAGCATCGATGTCACCGGTGCAGTATACTCCGGCACTTCCAACACAATCCCCGCCGGAAAAACAACAATGTCAGCGTATTGCTGATTTGCTTCCAGCAGAATATTTAATGATGCTTCGTCATTGTACAAGCGCTTGGCAATCAAGTCCCACATGTCGCCCTGGGTAGTTGTGTAGGTATTTGTCAATTTCATCACTCCAATCTATGTATGACAAAAGCCGCCTACATCTACTGTAAGCGGCTTTCGCCATAAAATTATTTTATTCGCCGCAATATCCCTGACGCAAGTTTAAAATCTGCACTTCACTATATCCGGCCTTTTCCAATTCTTCTTTCGCCTGCATTTGCGAATGCATACTTTCAGCGTATTTATCCATAAGCATCATAAGAACTACTTCTTTATCTGGAAGCATCGCCTTAATAGTTGAAAAGCATTGGTCGGCTATATCCAGGTTATATTCAATCTGCTCAACTAGCTCACGCTGTTCAAACGGTAACGCCTTATAAGCTTCTAAAGCGGTCATTTTGCAGCACCGCCTTCCAGAATCTCCTTAAATTTCTCCACAGCATCTTCATAATAGCGGAACGTTTCTACCTGCTTATTGCTGTTTGGAGATTTATCATAAAAATACTTGCCGTAAGCATCGCTTTTTAAAGCGAATTTATTAGCCAACATACCCACCTTGTGCGCCGTGATGCCCAAAATTTTTCCAATCTCCGTAGCAGAAAGTGTTTTCTTTTCTGCCTTCTGCATAGGCAGTACAGGAGAGCCAGCCAGTACCTCCGCTGCTTTTTGCTGGCAGATATGCTTATAATCCGGTAAATCCGTTGTTTCCGCCAGGCGCAGCCACAACTTGCACTGTCTGCTCTGTGCGTTCAGCAGCATAGCTTTCGCCCTCTGCTCCTGTTGCGTTGTTGCCTGTTTTTGTGGCTTGCTATAACTGCCAGTTTTGCGTATGGAAGGAATGACTTCTGACGTAATCCAGCGTTTGAAGGCTTTCGCTTTAGGCAATTTGCTGGAAAGTACAAGGCTGTATAAACCTGATTCGTTGATGATAGGTGTATTTTGTTTTCTCCCGATGGAATCCTGAATTGGGACTACATCCTTATCCTCCTCATCTATGTGGTCTTGCACAGCTTTCGTAGGGCGTTCATAACCCAACGCCTCGGCAACATCTTTACCTACAAACCAGATATTCCCATATTGTTCAACAGTGCGAATTTCACCAAAATCAGCGTTATTAAAAATACGTAATTCATTCATATGGAACACCTCCAATTTTTTACTTGAAAGATGTTCCCCCCCATGTTACAATATTCCATGAAGGGAAACCTTCTTAATACAAGCATTGTCTTTTGTTTTGACGGACTGGGACAATGCTTTATTTATTTTGTAGATCAGTATATAATCTTTCAATGCCTCGCCTTATAACTTCGACTCTCGTTTCGTTATAATGCTCAGTTAAAGCATCTAATTTAGCAAGTGCTTCTTCATCGAAGCGCACACCTAGCT